CTTTTTTTTAATAATAAATATTCAGATATTAATTTAGCTTCAGGTATCTTTTCAATCCTTGACAGTACACCTTCATCTACAATAGGTGAATTTTTATCAGTAAACTTTTTAGGTTTCCAACCTAACATCATTAATCTTTCAGCAATCTGTTTACGAGATGCAAGATTAAATTCTTCATAGGTAACTTTAGTAAAGGGTTGTCCTTTAATATACCCACGACTTTTATTATTTACTTTAGGTATAAACTCTTCTTCCCTTTTAATAGGTGGAAAAGTTTTATGTACTTCCTTTTCTAACTGTTCAGCTTTGTCTTCAAGTCTAGCACTTAATGACATAGCTTTAGACTGGTCAATATAAAAACCAGTCTGTTCTTGTTTATAAACTATTGAACGAATGTCATGCTCTAATCTTAAAGACTCATGAGAAAATTTATTACCTTCAAGTTTAAGTTGTTTATAAACTTTATGAGTAAGTTCAACATCTCTTCTACAATATGTAAGCATTTCATTTGTAAACTTTGAGAAGTCAGTAAACTCTAGTTTAGGTAAACCAAATCTCTTTCCCCAGGAATCAAGTGAATGTCCATTAATTCTTTCAGGATTAAAGAGTTGTGACATTATCAATGTGTCTTCTATCTGGGGGAGTTTAATATTAGTTCCTGCTAATCTATTTAAAATAGGTGCATCAAATGTAACCCCATTGTGCATAATAATTTTCTCTGCATGTTTCTCAATAAACTTAGGAAACTTATTATAACAATCACCACCTACAAAAGCATAGTTGTCACCTGATTCTATATTCTTGGCAACGATACAATGAATCTTTGTTGCATCCAAAGCATCTGTCTCTATGTCAACTACTATGTTCATTTTAAATCTACATACTCCTTTATTGTTTTAATATCAAATAGTTTTTGTAAGTTAATCAAGTACATCTTGGAAGCATTATGGTCACCACCTCTGACTGTAACTTTTTTTTCTAAAGAATTTAAAATCTTTTTTAAGTTATCAGTTTTAAATACTAATGTTGCATATGTTTCATCACCAACACATAAGTTATGAAACCAGTAGTCAGCTTCAGTTGCAGCAATACCTGAAGGTTTACCCCAACTCTCATACTCAATGGCTATGTTACCAGTTCGTTTCCAAACATCTCTTTCAGATTTAACTTCAATCTTTTTATCTTGTAACATTTCCTTTACCAGTTCTTCCCTAACCTTACCATAGGCAAGGTCAAGGTCAAACTTTTTTCTATCTTTTTCTTTAGGACTTAAACTCATTGTTCTCTTCTTCCTTAAAAGGGTTTTCAATTTCTGACAGTCTACCATTTTCAGGAGCATAAAGCAAGTAGGAAGCAACACCAGTTGTCCCTGCATACCTATTCTTTAATACTCTAATCGTAGAAGTATTCTTAGCAATCTCATCATCATCTTGTTGGTTTCTTTCCATGCCTATAACTGCATCAGATAACTGTGCAATAGCATGTGACCCACGCAAATGGGATAAAGATACTCGTTTACCTTCTTCATGACCTTTATCATTATCAAGTCTACGCAAGTGACAAGCAAGTAACATACCTATCTTTGTTTCATGACACAAGCTACGAAGTTTTGTCATAAGAATATCAATAGCTTTTCTTTCATTGCCATCATCTCTGCCTGATATAATCAAACTTAAATGGTCAACAAATATCCATTTACAATCACAACCCCTAGCCATATAACGAATACGATTTATAATATCATCATCAGTCATTGAACCAAAGTGGTCAAACAAAACTAATCGTCTATCACCTTTTAATTCTGAAGACCATTTCTTTAAATCATCTTGACTTTGTTTCTTCCACTCTTCAGGTTTATGTAGTTCTTTGTTTGCATGTATGCCTACTAAACCTCTGAATGTTCTTTTCTTTTCTTCTTCAAGAAACAAAAGACCAATCTTATCTTTAGTTGTTTTCCAAATATGATAAACCAATTCTCTTAATAAACTTGACTTACCCATACCAGTACCTGATGTAAGTGTAACTAACTCACCCACTCTCATACCATATAACTTTTTATTAATACCTTCATAAGGATATGGACAAGTATCTATATTTTCTTCAGTCCATAAGTCATCTGCTACATCATCAAACATTACAATACCTGCAGGTGTAAATGGTTTTGCGTTCCACCATGCACGATTAAAGTCTTCTCTCTTACCTGTCCTTAGATATTCATTGGCATCTTTTAAATCAAGATTAACAACTTTACACTTGTTGGGTGAGAATATTTCTGCAACTTTATTTGCATGTTCTCTGCCAATTTCATCATTATCAAAACAAATAATAATATTATTAAAGCTATCAAGGTACTCAAAGTTTTGTTTACAATCTCTGACTGCTGAAGCAACTCCATTCTTAATAGATACAGTTGCCCAACGACTACCCATCATTTCATATACTGCCAAAGCATCACACTCACCTTCAGTAATTGTAATGTACTTCTGTCCTTTGTTAAATAAATGCTGACCAAATAATTCAGACTCACCAAAGTTTCCTTGAGCAGTAAATGCTTTAGGTAAAGTTCTAATTTTATTGGCAGTATGTTTGCCACCTGAATTATAGTATGGATAAATATGTTTAGACACCATACCATTCTTTGTTATTGTTGTTACCCCAAACTTCTGTGCAGTTTGCAATGAGATATTTCTATCTTGTAATGCAGTTGTTTGTCCTACATATAAGTCATTGGAATAACTTTGTTCTTTATTGTCTGTCATTGGTATCACTTCTCCTTCTCCTTTCTCGTAATGATTACAGTCAGGTGTAAAACAATGAGCATGTCCATCACTATATCTAGCTAAGTTATTTTGGCTATGACATTTAGGACATTGCTCATGCCTTACAAATTTACTTTCCATTTTTAACATATACCTTTCCTTTTAAAAAAATAAAGTTCCATAAAAAATTATTAGTCCAATTAATATAAATATTTTTGTAAAAAATTCTTCCATGTTTACTCCTTAATGTAGTTTAGTACCATCATTTTTTTTCATATGTATAAAGTTAAATAGTTTATCTTCTTCAGTTTGTGGCTCACCTAATTCTAAAGCAATTAGTTCTTGAGCAGTATCATTTAATGCGTTCTGCATTGTAAGATAACCATAGAAATCTTTTTCAGCTTTCATAATTGCTGTAATAAATAATGCTCTTGCCATTAGATATAATGTTTCAGGTGAATCATATTTCAATACCATTTCCATAACTACTTTATGGAATGATTGTATTACTTCTGCCTTTTGTTTAGGTGTAAGATTAAGTATCATTCTTGTTTTGTCCTTCCATTAAATCTATGAAGCCATTAATATCTTCAAGAGAAACTTTTTTAATATTAGTTTCACCTGATACACTTAATATAGTTGACATCATTGATGTAGGTATTTCTTCGTATGTTTTATATTTAGGTATGGTCATTGTCCCCTTCCTTAAATCCTTTCATGATTAATTGTTTTCTATTTTGTTCATCATTATAAACTTGATTAATTAATTTGTCAAGATACCATCTTGCTTTTCTTAAATCTTCAAGTGGATTACCTTTGTAATCATATCTCCAAAGATACTTAACAACATTTGCTTTTAAGTACCCTAGAAATTCTTTGTCTGACATTGATGCTTCAATAGCTTGAATACATTCAATGCCATGCTTATTGTAGTGTCTAGGATTATTTACATTATCATATTGTTCAGTCATATTTTTCCTTTCTTTTAAACAACTTTACATATTAACATTTGTGGGTGTATATTACTTTTATAACATACTTCTTCTGGTGCTTTAAGTTTTTTATTTGCACACCCAGTTATAAATAATATAATAAATATTAGCATCAATATAATTGCACAAAGTTTAGCTTTATCTTTTGCCATAATAAGTTAACTCCTTTTTTTTCTTTTTAGGTTTATATCTATTTTGTATAGATGAGTATAAATGTCCATAAGTTTTATCTTTTCTTTTTTCAAAGAAAGTTTTTGGGTATTCACAAGAAATTCTTTCAATACTAATCTCATCAGGTTGGGCATCAACTATTTTTTGCACTTGTTTTTCACACTCCCTATAAACTTTAGGTATTACTTTTTGATATAATCTATTGTTATATTCAAACCAGATTGTTATAAAAAATACATCAAACATTTTATTCCCTTATAGGTACAACACAATTAGGTTGAATGATAACTGGTTTAGGTACTGGGTCAGGCATATTTATATTTGTAATATATCTTTGTCTAGCCA